CGTGACCGCAAAAAGGCGGTGGAAGACGTGCTTTGCCACGGTCCCATTGCCGATTATGTGGTTTTCCGGGAGCAACGTGCCCGCCTCAGGGAACTGGAGCTCCTGGAACAGGAGTTAAAAGACCTGCTCAACAAGGTGGTGGAGAATGACTAGCCTTATTCTACCGCAGCATATTGCTGCAAAGAAGCGTAAAGAGCCTGAAAAGGATCGCGTGGGTGCTCTGCAAGAGGCCTACGTAGCTGCTGAAGACCGGGTTTTTGACCCCACAAAGCTCCCAGAAGCAGCAATTGACCGTTTGCCGCAGCCTACGGGCTGGCGGATCTTAATTTTGCCATTTCAGGGCAAGAAAAAGTCTGATGGCGGCGTCATTATTCCCGATCAGGTGCGTGAACGCGAATCACTGGCCACGGTCTGTGGCTATGTGCTCCGCATGGGGCCGGACTGTTATGCCGATGCGGCCAAGTTTTCGGCTGGGCCGTGGTGCAAGCAGGGGGATTGGGTCATCTTTGGTCGTTATGCTGGCTCAAGGTTCAAAATCGAAGGTGGAGAAGTGCGTCTCATCAATGATGACGAGATTCTGGCCACCATCGCTGATCCAAACGACATTATTCATGTGTAGGTGACGAAACATGCAGGTAGAAAAAGAAAATGAACAGGCTTCTGAGACAATTGAAGTCGTGGTTGACGAGCCTAACGAGGCCGCATCCAAGCCTGACGGAGCAGCTGAAGCTGATTCAGGAGATCGAGAAGGCTCGCAGGAGGCCGCAGCCCCCGTTGCAAGAGCCGAAGACGAAGAGCTAGAGCAATATAGCGAGAACGTCAAGAAGCGTATCGCCAAGCTTACGGGCAAACTGCGGGAGGCCGAGCGCCGCGAGCAGGCAGCTATTGAATATGCCAAGTCGCTCAAGGTTGAAAATGATCGTGCTTCGCAGAACCTGAACCAGCTTAGTGCTTACCATCTGCATGAGTATGGTGAGCGGCTGAAGGCGCAGGAAGTGCTGTTGAACAGCACGCTCAAGTCGGCAATCGACACGGGCAATACGGACCGTCAGATCGAAGCTCAGAAGGCTCTGGCCGAACTGGCACTTGATCAGCGGCGGTTTCACCAGCTCAATGCCCAGCGTCAAAACGCCGCACCTCCGGCTCAGCAGCAGGCCCCGCAGCCTGTTCAGCAGCAGGCCCCGCAGGTCCAGCCGAACACTCAGCCGGACCCCAAGGCGCAGGCGTGGGCAAATCGCAATGAGTGGTTTGGTCAGGATCAGGCCATGACGCTCACGGCGTTCAGTATTCACAAAACGCTAGTAGAATCGGAAGGATTTGATCCCACTTCCGATGACTACTACGGTGAGCTCGACAAGCGTATCCGCCGCGAGTTCCCCCACAAGTTCCAGCGTGAGCGGTCAGCACCCCCGCCCACGACAGTCGCTCCCGCTGTGCGCACCATGCAGCAGGGCAACAAGCAGACCACGCAGGTCCGCTTGACTCCTTCGCAGGTTGCAATTGCGAAGAAATTGGGTGTATCATTGGAACAGTACGCTCGGCAAGTTGCCAAGCTGAACTCACGTGAGGGCTAAGAACTATGGTTGATAAAACCCCGCGCTCAAACGAAACCCGCGATAAGTCGGCTCGTCGCCGCCCGTGGGCACCTCCGTCCTCACTGGACGCTCCTCCCGCGCCGGAAGGCTTTGTACATCGTTGGATCCGTGCGTCTGTCATGGGTTTTGATGACAAGAAAAACCTTTCGGCCCGTGTTCGCGAAGGCTTTGAACTCGTTCGCGCTGATGAATATCCTGATTTTGAAGCACCGACTATTCAGGATGGACGCCATGCAGGCGTCATAGGTGTCGGTGGGCTCGTACTGGCTCGTTTCCCTGCTGAAACCCGCGACGAACGTAACGCTTATTACAACAAGCGCACGCAGGATCAGATGAAAGCGGTAGACAACGACCTGATGCGTGAGCAGCATCCTTCCATGCCTATCAGCAATGAACGGCAATCTCGTGTAACCTTCGGCGGTCGGCGCGACAGCTGACCTCCTCATAACCCAACAGGTGAGCAAAAATGGCAAATATTGATGCCGCATTCGGACTTCGTCCGTATCGTATGCTCGGCTCGGGTGCGAACACGAATGGTATCTCCAAGTACGTGATTCAGACCGCAGCTACGGCTGGCACGTCTAGCGTGATCTATCAGGGCACTCCTGTGATCCCGCTGACGAACGGTATGATCGACATTGTTGGCAATGCCAACGGTGGTACGGTGCCCATTCTTGGCGCGTTCATCGGAGTCGATTATGTGGCCCTCGACGGCACCCCCACTTTCGCAAACAAGTGGCCGGGTACGGCGGCGGTCAAGGCCAACACTGTCGCTACGGCGCACATTGCGGCCCACCCCGATCAGCTGTTCCTCATCAATTGCGATGCGGCGGCTGCGGACTCGATCATCCATTCGAACTGCAACTTCGCAACGGCGACCTCCGGCAATGCCACCACTGGCATCAGCACGGCGGAGCTGGCTGTGTCCACTGCAAACACGACCGACACGCTGAATCTGCGCGTCATCGGGTTTGAGGACACTCCGGCCAATGCTGATGCGGCGGTTGCTGGGCGTCTGGCGATCGTTCTTCTCAACAATCACTTCTACCGTTACAATGCGAACGGTACGGGTGACGGTATCTAAGGGAGGCTTGACACATGCCTATCACTCGTGGACAGCTCCTTAAGGAACTGGAACCCGGACTGAACGCACTGTTCGGTCTGGAGTATGACCGCTATGACAATGAGCACGCACAGATCTTCGACACGGAGTCTTCGGACCGCGCGTTTGAAGAGGAAGTGATGCTCAGCGCCTTCGGTCAGGCCCCCGTCAAGGACGAAGGCTCTGCCGTCGCCTACGACTCGGCCAACGAAGCATGGACTGCTCGCTACCAGCACGAGACTATCGCTCTGGCGTTCGCGATCACTGAAGAAGCCGTGGAGGACAACCTCTACGACCGCCTCAGCTCGCGCTACACCAAGGCTCTGGCCCGTTCCATGGCGAACACCAAGCAGGTCAAGGCGGCGTCTGTACTGAACAACGCCTTCTCCACCAGCTACCTTGGCGGCGACGGCAAGGAACTCTGCGCTACCGACCACCCCACGGTGGGCGGCGGCAACTTCCGCAACGAGCTTACCACCGCTGCGGACCTGAACGAAACCTCACTGGAGCAGTCCATCATTGACATCGCGGCGTTCATCGACGAACGCGGTCTCAAGATCGCTCTCCAGGGCCGCAAGCTGATTATCCCTTCGGAGCTTCAGTTTGTCGCCGAGCGCCTGATGGTGTCCAACCTCCGCGTCGGTACTGCCGACAACGATGTGAACGCCATCAAGTCGATGGGTATCCTGCCGGAAGGGTACGTGGTCAACCACTACCTGACCGATCCGGATGCGTTCTTCATCAAGACCGACTGCCCGAACGGGCTGAAGCACTTCGTCCGCACTCCCGTCTCTACCAAGATGGAAGGCGACTTTGAAACGGGCAACGTCCGTTACAAGGCCCGCGAGCGGTACAGCTTCGGCTGGTCGGACCCGCGCTGCATCTTCGGTTCTCCCGGCGCGTAACCACCCTGTTAGGGGCGTTGAAGAGGGGGCGGGGCTATTGCCTCGCCCTCTTTTTTACTCTATAGTAATCATGTTGAACCGGGGTAACCTGTTCTGCCAGACCGTCCCGGCGGACGCTGCACAGACTGGCAGGGCGCATCGTGCAGGAGACGCCAGATGGCTTCCACGACCTTTTCCGGTCCCGTAACTTCGACTGCGGGTTTTATCTCGGGCGCTGATTCGCTCGTTTCTGCTACTGCTGCAACTCTTGCCGTCACCGCTGCCAGCCATGCTGGCCGCACCATCCTGCTGGATCGTGCTGCGGGCGTAACGGCTACCCTCCCCGCTGCGACGGGCACGGGTAACACCTACACCTTCTTTGTCAAGACCACGGTCACTTCCAACGGCTATGTCATCAAGGTGGCTGATGCTACGGATGTGATGTCGGGCAATGCCCTGCTGCTTCAGGACGC